CTGGTCTTCGGACCATTGTTGTTGATAACGGGAGCGGGGTGTTTCCCGCTCCCGTTTCACGTTTCAGGAGAGGAACAGGATGAGTGTCAAGGAAGCGTTTTCGCGTGTTCGGAAGGCCGTCGCCGTGGCTGTTGCTGGCGTTGTTGTCGTTCTGCTTGGCAGGGCTGGTGTGATCGTTGATGCTGGCACGGTCGAGACGCTGGTCACGTTCGCGATCACGAGCGCGATCGTGTATGTGGTGCCGAACGCGAAGGGTGTTGTGGATGAGTGATATGACTATCGTCTGGAAGGGCGCTGTTCCGCTAGATCAGTGGATGGGGCGTTCTCAGGACATTGGTGCCGACGCTGTTGCAATGGTTGATCCTGCGACGATTTCGGCAGGGTTCAAGATCAAGCCGTTTCTGGATACGAGTTTTGAGTCTGCGATGAAGGGTGCGGTCCCGTATCAGAATGTTGCCACCGTTTCTGACGGTGGCGATATCGAGGATTTGTTTCTGGACGAAACGCCGAAAGGTAAGTGACAGATGAACCTGAGTGAGATGCAGGCTTTCGTTCGCGCTCATGCGGACGCCGATGTTGAGGATGCGCCGAACTCCAATTTGGAGGTGTATGCGCGTATCGCATATAACGACATTCTTTCCAGGCGTGATTCGTGGCCGCATCTTGCTGAGGTTGGTGTGCTTGCGGTGACGGCTGGGCAGTCGGCGTATCCGCTGTCCAGCCTCACTGGTGTTTCGACGCCGATGGATGAGGTTTCGTCTATTGTGGATCAGACAACGATTGGTCGCCGTCTGATCTATATGACTCGTGCCGATGCTGATGAAACGTTCGGGCATCCTTCTACTGCTGGGTCCGAGACTGCGTTGGCGTACACGATCGAGGGCGACAGTATCGTGCTGTTCCCGACTCCTACTGCGTCGCGCACCTATGTGGTGCGCGGGTTTCGTTCTGCTGGTGTGTGGCCTGCGGGTGCAGGTTCGGCCCCTGATTTGCCGTTGGCGTTGCATGAGGCGATCTGTTGGTACATGCTGTCGTCGTATTTCATGGCGCAGGAAGACACCCAGTTGGCTGGCGCGTATTTGCGCGAGTACGAAATGATGGTTGAGCGCCATATCCGTTCGGAGTCGATGAAAGAATATTCGGCTCGGGTGCCTGTAATGGGCGGTCAGAACTACAAGTCCATGAGTTTCACCCGTTGGGTTCGCGGGATGATTGAGAGCTGAGGTAGGATGGCTAGGCCAGGTTTGAAGGTCGCGTTTTTCGATGACTTTTCTGGCGGGCTGAACAATCATGAGTCCCGCCAAAATCTTCGCCCGAACGAAACACCTGATTGTCAGGATGTGGTGTTCAATAACCGTGGCGGGTTCAGTTTGCGTCGCGGCTACAGGTCTGCCGTGTCGAATGCTGCGTTGAATGGCGGCTATATTGGTGGTCAGTTTTCTGCTGGCACCGATGTCTTGTGGGGTATCAACAATGCTGGCGCATTGTGGACGTGGGATGGTTCGACGTATACGAACCATGTCACGTCGTCTGCTGCCGACATGTCCCGCGTGGTTCAGGGTGTGTCGTGGGATGATCGTCTGTATTTCGCGAACTGGCTGAACAGCGGTAGTTTGTTGATGCGGTTTTGGAATGGGACTGCGTTTACGGCGTTGACGAACGTTGCGAACAACAACTATAGTGCCCCTACTCAGGCGAATGCGCCGTTGTCGCGACTGATTGCGAAACATGCTGGGCACATGTGGTGGGCTGACACGGTTGAGGGTGGAACACGGTTTCGTTCTCGGGTGCGTTTCTCGCACCCGTTGCAGCCACGAGATTTTGCTGACGCAGACTTTTTCGACATTGATCCTGATGATCAGTCGGATCAGATCACCGCTTTGGTGCCGTTCAAAGATCATCTGCTGGTGTTCAAGCGACGTTCCGTGTACGCAATCTACGGTTATGATCGTGCAACGTTTCAGCCTGAACGGGTTGCTGGTGCTTCTGGTGTTTCTTGCCAGGGTGCGGTGACGGTGAACGCTGGGGTGGCTTACTGGTGGTCGATTGATGGGAACGTGTTTGCCTATAATGGGCGTGGGGTGGTTCCGATCGGGGATCGGATCACTGGGATCGTTCAGGAGGGTGTTGTTGCTACGGGTTGCGATACGACTCGGGTGATGTGGGCCGAGGATCAGTTGTGGGTGTCGTTGCGTCGCACCGATTTGACTCGCGTGATGTTCGTGTATGATCCTGCTGTTGGGGATCGTGGTGCGTGGACACGGTTCTCGTATGCTCCCACGTCGATGGTTTGGTGGAAGCGTTCCACGGGTGCGCCTGTTGTGCATTTCACTTTGTTGAACAAACAGTTTCTTTTGGACACTGGGAACATGTCTCAGGCTCGTGACAGTGAGGGTGGGACTGACATTGTGATTCCAGGCTATTACAAGACTGCCTGGTTTACTGCGCGTGACACCGCTTTGAAGAAGCGGTGGCGTCGACCTACGGTGACGATCGCCGCCGAGGATAACTGCGTGTTGAATGTTGACGTGTATCACGATTTCAACGAGTCGTCTGAGAATCGCAGGTTGACGTTGCCTGTTCAGTCGTCTTCTGGTGGGATGGTGTGGGGTGATCCGTGGGGCACCCCGTGGTCTGGTTCTGATCCCGTGTACGAGTTTGATCGTTTGGGTTCCCCTGGCAGGTCGAACGCTATCCAGTTCAGGTTCAGTGTGAGCGATGTCACGTCCCGCTGGTGGATTGATTCGTTCGCGCTGCCTTACTACGAGAAGGCGTACCGTTAAGTTTTGTTTCGTTTTGTTTTGTTCTGTTTCTAGGGGAAACTGATGGCTGCTGATTTGACTATCCCGAACAACTTTGTTGCTGGCGCACCGTCCGTTGCGGACGATGTTGATGCGAACTTTAACGCGGTTGCGACATGGATCAACACGAACGCTGTTCATCTGGATGCTTCCAAGGCGTTCACGAACATTCCGTCGGGTCCAGCGGTGGACCCGACTTCAGTAAACCAGCTCACTCGCAAAGCGTATGTTGATGCGATTATCCCGATTGGTGTTATCATGCCGTATGGTGGCGCTTCTGCGCCAAATGCGAGCTGGCTGCTCGCTCAGGGGCAGGCTGTTTCGCGCACCACCTATGCTGGTCTGTTCGCTGTTTTTGGGACCGCGTTTGGTGCTGGCGATGGTTCTACGACATTCAATCTTCCGAACCTTCAAGGGCGTGTCCCTGTTGGCCGTAACGCTGCCGATACAGATTTTGATGTGCTGGGTGAAACTGGCGGAGCCAAGACCCATGTTTTGACGGCGGCAGAAATGCCCGTTCATAACCATTCGATCAACCACGATCATCCGAATGCTACTACGACTTCGAATGGCTCTCACTCGCATGGTGGCTCGACGGGTAACGATTCGCCTGACCACGCTCACTTTTCGGTGAATGGGCAGCCGATTGCCACGATTTCAGGTGCTCTCATTACCGACGCCCATGATGGCGGCGCGACTGGCCCTGTTTTGGAATCCAGCGGCAATGCTGGTACTGGTGGAGCGAGCGCACGCCACCAGCATCCAATTAGCGCCGATGGTGTTCACTCGCATGATTTGGATATCCCGAACTTTACTGGTACTTCAGGAAGCGCTGGTTCTGGCTCGGCTCACAACAACCTTCAGCCGTATCTTGTTCTCAACTATATTGTGAAGGCGCTATGACCAGTCCTTTGAATGTCGGGGCTTTGTCGCCCGAGGTTCGTCGGGCGATCGGTGGTTCCGTCCAGTATGTTGATAGTCGATACACGATTTGTACGTCCACGACCAGGCCGAGGTCTCCAACGCATGGCTCCCTGATTTATGAGACTGACACGCGGCGGATGTGGCGTTGGGATGGGGCGAACTGGGTGTGGGTGACAGGGAATGCGGCGCGATGCGAAAGTCTGCTTTCGTCCCCCACGTTTTCGGTGCCAAACTTTACGGTGACTGCTCTCCCTTGGGCTTCTGCTTCCCAGTCTGATGCGTCGATGTGGAATATTTCTACGCCTACCCGCATTGTTGTTCCGATCACTGGAATCTATAACATTGGCTACATGGTGCAGTTTAATACTGCTGGTTCTGGTGGCGCTCAGGCGTGGATGGGGGTCAACGGTTTGAGTGGGAGGCGATATGGGCAGACAGCACAACTTTTTTCTGGCCAGTTTCCGCTTCTAACTGGTTCAGCTACGGTCGGCTTGTTTGGCGGAAACTTTATTGAACTGGCATTGTTTCAGAACAGCCCTGGTGGGGTTATCATCAACCCGTTTGGCGACACGAACTATATGCAGGCAGTTTTGGTTTCACAGTTCGCTTAGTTGTCGTGCTGTGCTGGCTTGACGGAAAGGGTTAATAACGTAATGAGTGTCTTTGATTTCGAGTCCCGCCTAGCGGACCTGAACAACCGTTACGCCCAGGAGAACGCCGCACAAGAGTTCGGTCGTTTCCTGGGTCAGCAGCGTTTCTCTCGCCAGCGTCGCGACATGAACGACCAGTTCACTCAGGCGTTTCCTCGGCGGACGGGCGCGTGGGCGCGCCGTCTCGGTTCGGATGTTCGTTCAGGCTTGATGTCTCAGGACATCACTGATTTCTCTAATCGTTACGCACGCCAGCTGGCGGACGTTGATGCTGAGCAGGCCGCGTTTGACGGCCAGTTTCAGGGTGGTATGGCGGCCCGTCAGGCCGCATATCAGCGTTCGCTGTTGGCGTTGCAGGAAGATTTGGCTCGTTCGCGCGCAGCGCAGAACCCGTTTGCAGCGTTTGGTGGTGCCTGATGCCTCCTGGTCGTCGTCCCGCAAATCAGAATCCTAGCCCGTCTCCCCGTCGCGAACCTCAGCCGTTCGCGACGAACCCGATGTTTGAGGGCGAACGTCGTGAGCAGCAGTGGGGGGCGCAGAACGCTGGTAGTCAGATGATGGGTTCGCCCTCTCAGGACACTTACAACGAGCAGTCGTGGACTGAACTGTTGGATGGCATGTTTGGCATGTTCGGTCCAGGTTCGGGTGGCAGTGGTTCCCGCGGTGGGGGCGGGGGCGGTGGTGCTGTCCGTCCCAGTGACCCTGATCCGATGGGTTGGAACGCTATCGCCCAGGTGCAGAACATGGAGCGCGGCTATGGGGCGATGCTTGAGGCTTTGAGGGCGCAACAGAACGCCCAGCTTGGCGCGCTGGATACGCGCCGCATTGGGATGGAGACTGCGAACGCTGCCTCGCAGCAGCGTTTGAATCAGATTTTGAATGATCTGAATGCGAATGCTGCGGCGACCCGCACAAACGTGCAGGGGTCGTTCGCTCAGGGCGATCAGGCGTTGGCGAACCTGATGAACCAGTACACTGGGATGGTTGCCCAGCGTCAGCCTGGTGTGGCGAACACGATCCAGGCGTTCGGCGGGAATCCTGCCGAGGCGTTTGGTGACCAGTCGTCTATTCAGGACATGATAACGGCGCAGCGTGCGAACTTGGCGCGTGTCGGTCAGGCTGATGATGCGTTTTATGCGAACCGTGGGAATGTGTATGGTGGTTTGAGTTCGGATGTTTCGACTCGAAACCAGCAGGTGTTCGATCAGTTGATGGCTCAACTGTTGGCTGAACGTCAGCAGACGGAATCGCAGAACGCTGCCGCTCAGGCCCAGTTGGCAATGCAGCAGCAGCAGGCAATCCTTCAGGCTCAGGCTGCGGAGCAGGCTCGGAGGGCTGGCTATGTCTGATATGGGGATCAACTGGCAGGAACCTGGCGAGGATGAACTGATCCTTCAATATATGCAGATGATGGGCGGTCTCCCTGGAGACACGCCCGCTCAGCGCATGAACTATATGCAGGACATTGTGTCTTCGATGAAGACGTTTGGTGTTGATCCTCGGAACCTGTTTTTCCCGTCCGAGGGCGAGCCTGTTGCACCGTTTGTTGAGCCGATCAATGCGACGGAACGCATGTATGCTGGCGATCCTTTGTATGCGTCGATCTTCCAGGCGATCGAGGATGGCATGTCGCCCATTCAGGCGGCAAAAGCCGCCCGCGATCAGGGTTTGTGGAAGCCGACTGATGCGACGACTTCCAGTCAGCAGTTCAATGATGAGGTTGTGTCGATCGCTCAGGCGTATGCGCGTGACAGGGTTGCTGGTGATCAGGCTCGCGCCCAGTGGCAGGCTGAGGCTGCTCAGGCGGAG